GCCCGGCGATGTTCAATGTAACAAGGAGAGCAACCTATGAAGACGGTAGACCTGAACAAGGTTCTCGAGATGCTCATCAATGAAGAGCACGACGAGGCTACTGGTCTTCTGCACGAGTGGTTTGTGGAACGCAGCAAGGCGGTTCACGAAGAGCTGATGGCAGAGGACAATACGCTTTCCCAGGACATCGAGGATGACCAGGAAGCAATCGAGTCGGAAGAGTTCTACAATGAGGCGGACGAAGATGCGGACGCTGAAGGTGAGGAAGAGCTCGACGGCGATCTAGACGCAGACGTGGACGCTGATGTTGCTGCTGATGTTGATGGTGACATCGACGCAGAAGTTCCAGCCGACGCTCCAGCTGAAGAGACCATTGGCGACACTATTGAGGATCTGGAAGCTGTAATGGCTCGCCTCAAGGCAGAGTTCGCTGAGATCACTGGCGATGTTGATGCCGGCGTTGACGCCGACATGGCAGGCGACGACATGGACGCAGACATGGAGCCAGTCGATATGGCTGACCTCGATGGCGGCGACGATGAGTTCGCACCAGCTGGTGAAGAGGAAGTGACTGAGTCCGAGGACGATTTCGCTGATCTCGAAGAGAGTTGGGTTCTGGAGCCTGTAAAGGATCCTAACCTGAATGGTGGTAAGGAAATTGGTGCCGCAGGTGCCAAGGTCTCGGTCAACGACAAGAGCCCACTTCCTGAGCACGATGCTGATGCGCGCGTAGGCGGCAAGGCTGTGGAAATCAAGAGCGACCACCACGAGGGTCACGAGCGTGAAGCGGCTCCAGAAGTCAAGGCACGTCCGCTCCTGAAGAACCAGGTCAAGAAGGCAACCGACGGCCGCACCAAGGTCAGCAAGGAAGGCGACAAGTCTGCCACGCTGAACTCGAAGGCAGGTTTCGGTAGCGATTCGCCAAAGAGCCCAATCGGCGCAGGCGCTGCGGATCTCCGCGGTTCCGACTTCAAGAGGAAGTAAGCAACATGGCATTGGTACTCACCGAAAAGATGAACTTTGACGAAGCCAAGTGCGTCGTTGAGGAGGGCGCGGAAGGCGTTGGAGGCAAGCCCAAGGACTTGTTCATGCGCGGTATCTTCGTCCAGGGTGGAACCAAGAACCATAACCAGCGTGTCTATCCCGTCAACGAGATTCGTATGGCAGTGGATAGCATCAATGACACCCTACGTAGGGGCGAGAGCGTTCTCGGCGAAGCAGACCATCCAGAAGAGCTGAACATCAACATCGACCGTGTCAGTCACATGATCACCGAGATGTACATGGACGGCCCAAATGGTATGGGCAAGCTGAAGATCCTCCCAACTCCTATGGGTAACATCGTTCGCACTCTCCTGGAGAACCAGGTGAAGCTAGGTGTTAGCAGCCGTGGTAGCGGTAACGTCAACGACAATGGTGAGGTCTCGGATTTCGAGATCGTAACCGTCGACATCGTCGCCCGCCCTTCGGCCCCTGAGGCTTATCCAAAGGCCGTCTACGAAGCACTCAACATGCGTCGTCGCGGAGCAGTCATTGAAGACCTGGCACATGCCGTGAAGCATGATCCGAAGGCACAGGGGCATCTTGCGAAAGAGCTCTTGAACTGGATCAACAACCTAAAAGCCTAAGGAGTGGTCCAATGAATAATGGATTGAATGGGCTTCTTGAGTCGGGTCTTCTGAATGAGGACACCAAGACCGCACTCGAAGAAGCTTGGAACGCAAAGCTGGATGAGGTCCGCGATTCGCTCCGTGAGGAAGTGGAAGCACAGGTCAAGGAAGAGCTCACGCTCCGCTTTGAACAGGACACGTCCAACCTCGTTGAAGCAATGGACAACATGCTCTCCGATGCTGTTAAGCAGTATGCGGTTGAGTCGGTCCAGGCAACCAAGGCGCTCAACGAAGAGCGTACGAAGCTAACTCAGGCCATCAAGGAGGCTCGCGCCGACTACAAGGCCAAGACTGCACAGCACCTTCAGGTTGTTGAGCAGTTTGTGATGACCCAGCTCAAGGATGAGCTGCGCGGCATCACTGAGGATCACCGCGCAATGCAGGAGCAGCGCGTGCGTCTCGCAACTGAGATCTCGGAGGCCAAGGCTTCTTATGATGCTCAGCTCAACGAGCACAGTGACAAGCTTCAGCAGTTTGTAATGACCAAGCTCTCCGAGGAGATTGCCCAGGTCAGGACGCAGGAGAAGGCTCTCGCAGAGCAGCGTGTGGCAGATGCCAAGAAGCTTCGCGAGCACCGTACTTCGATGAACGAGCAGACTGCCGCACGTATCAACAAGCTCGAGGGCTTTGTCCTGGAGCAGCTGAACAAAGAAATCAGCGAACTCAACGAAGACAAGGAAGCCCTTGTTGAAGCTAAGGTTCGACTGGTCGCTGAGTCCAAGGCAAAGCTGGACGAGACCAAGAAGGCATTCATCGCACGCGCAAGCAAGCTGGTGGAAAGCAC